TCGAATCTTTTAAAATCTCCCTCCATGATGGTGTGATTTGGAATTGAGTCACATGCATCAGCAAAAGCTTTACCTATCTCCTCGGATGATATACCTGTAGTATACACAAGACCTCTCTTGTTTGTATGTTTCCAAGCATTCTTAAGACGGTTAGAAAAAGACCAGCACCAAGGTCCAGATTTAACATTATGGACACGTCCAGCACCTTGAATTAAACGGGGACACATATTGATTGGTTGTATCCCTTCAGTGCCTTCACATGTTGACTTATCAAGATTTTCCATCTTGACAAAAGACTCACGCTGTTCCTCGGTCCACTCTTTGTATTCTTCATTGAGTGATTTATTATAAGCATCAAGCTGAGCTTTCTGCTGTGACTGGGGAAACCGTTTGTTCCATTGTTCAAACGGCGCGGCTTTTACTGGATCTTTAACCATATCTCCGAGAACTTCCGCACCACCAGAAATTTCTCTAAGTACCATTGTTTCAAACTCGTCGAACAATTTATCATCATAGTCGGAAGAATGATAAGGCTGTGGTTTCAATCCTCTCTCAATAACAGCTGATAAGGCAGAATGAGCAGAATTTTCTGGCGCCACAGGAGGCGCATGGGATGAAACTATTGAAGCAGGAACCACTCTAGTAGTATCGTGTTTTAGAGTGGGATCAGGACAAGAGTACTTTGCTGTTTTGTCAATAGGAAGTGCAAGTAGTTGGGGAACAGACTTGGTAGGGGGTATTCCTTTGAAGGCGAGCTTGGGTAGAGAAACTACACCTTCATGAGAGACATTAGCAGAAGGATAATTGGATAAAGGATTTACGGGTTTGACTGCATTATAAGTAGAGAGAGCAGTATCTGCAATAGTTATAGCACCCATAGTGGCTGAAGCTGCAGTTAAAACAGCAACAGATGGTACCACTGCATGAGCTGCAGCAGCAAGAGAACCACCAAGCATTACCGCAGATAAGACAGCTGTGGCAACACCTTTGAAAGTCCATACTCGTTTATATTTCATCTTAAGAGCATCAGAATGGATTTCAATAGTAGGAAGTAATGGTTTGATAATTCCATGCATAGTGGTGACCTCATAAACTACGTCTTGAACAAACGCAATAGAGGCAGCAGCAAAACTAGATTGTGCTTTCCAGTGTGATGGCATATTCACATCAACTAATTTGTGCCTAACCCAACCCAAAAGTATAGAAAAAGATTCGGGAGTTCTAGCTTTACCGCTTATATATGAAGCACACTCGGCAACTAGAGTTTTAGGGGCATAATGAGTAACGTGCTGGGATTTTTGATAAACAAAAAGCCAAGGTCCAAAACTATATAGTTTCGTATCGGGGAGAGTTAATAATTCTCCTGGAGCCTCGACACCAGCACGTTCTGACAATACACCAGTTAAAACATCACCATAATAATTGGTGTTCTTTATAGCAGAAACCAAGTCAGTAGATCTTGGCATGTTTAAGGGTATTTGTTCAAAAGTTACTGTAAATGCATAAACAGTATGGTCGCCTACCACTTCAATCAAAGACCACACTAAAGTGGCTTGAGCGGTAATATCAGGACGACACAACTTGGCAAAGAAATCAGGAGGAAGACGATAACTTCCATATTTCATCCATACCATAGAACTA